TTGTTCGCAATCGCAAGTTACGCGTTGTCAACGATCTGCTCGCATTTAACATGCGAGCCGGATTCCGCGATGACACGGACCTTGCGTATGTTCTTCGAAGGGCTCGCGCATTTGTAGCGTGGGCCCTTGGTGACATCACGACTGACGAAGTTTTCGCAGCCGCGCGCCACTCAGGTGGTGTAACGTTGGGAGTTCGTTTTGCAGATACTTCCCTACGGGCCAAGATGACCCTTCCGATGACTAGCACATTGCGTGCGTCTAAGATAATGGACCACTATCTGACCTTCGACCAACAGTTGAAGGCTGCCCTACAGGCAGATCAGGACCTAACAGGTTCCAGACGGTATGAAATTGTCGAAGAGTCCCGTGCCGAAACCGTACCCAAGAACGATCAGAAAGACCGCATGATTGCCGTCGAACCTACTGTAAATATGTATCTACAGCAAGGTTTGATGATGGTCATGTACAAGCGGTTGAGTAAGGTTGGCTTGGACGTAACGAGATTACCGCGGATTCACAAAATCCTAGCAATGGAAGCGTCTGTGACTGGCTTAAACGCCACGATCGACTTCTCCAACGCGTCGGATAGCGTGAGTACCTGGCTTGTACGCTGTTTATTTCCAGCGAAATGGGCCTTGTGGCTTGAGTCTGTTCGGTGTCCGTCGATGCAAATAGACGGGTCTTCTGAGCAGCTCGAATGTTATGCTACAATGGGAAATTCTACCACCTTCCCGGTGGAGACTCTCGTATTCTACAGCCTCGCAGTTGCCTGCGTGATGAGGGAGAGATTCCTTCGAACGCCGCTTAAGCATCGTATCCATTCGACGCTTAGTGAGCCATCTGACAGGACTTCGGTCTCTGTCTTTGGCGATGACTGCATTTTGCCAAGTGCCGTTGCACCTCTATATATCGAGGTGTGCGGTCTCTTGGGGTTCGATGTTAACGTCGAGAAGACGTTCTACAAACCCGGACCTGGCTTTAGAGAAAGCTGTGGCGGTGACTACCTCCACGGCCGCGATGTTCGTCCGTTTTACTTGCGGACGCCCGTCTCAGAAAAGCTATCATCACTGGAACCTTGGTTGTATACCATTATGAATGGGCTACACACGAAGTACGTGTCGTACTTCGGGCCCCTCAAGTGTGTGTATGGCAAGGAACTCTGGGAAGTGATGGACGGACTGTTCCGGCAATACAAACTGATGGTTAAGTTTGTCCCTCCGGATTACCCTGACGATTCTGGTCTAAAAGACCCGAACCATTTGAGGTGGATCTTGCAACACCGCACGCCGGTACAACTGGCTGCAGTGGACGAGCACGGTACTTCGTATTTTAAGTACTGCCGCTTTAAGTACAGCAAGACCGAGTTGCGATCCGATCATGTGTCTCTGGCGGAGTGGCTTAAAAGGCCTACCAATAAGGATGCGCGATTTGTACCAAAACCCACACGGGGTAACCCGTGGCTCCTCGATCCATGGAGTAGATCTACGCTAACTGAGTCCAGCCCTCGGACAGGGCTAGATGAAGTCGGTAAGACTCCTGTCAGACGTAAAGGCGGTTATCTTACGGCATCTGGATTGGACCCGACCTGGGCCCATCCATTGGTAAGAACAGTTAACCCGTAAGGGTGCTGTCACAAACAGTTGC